GTGTTTTCTAACTCAGCACTCAGAATTTTTGTTTGATTGGCTAAACCGCCTGACGTACGGGCGAAGTCACCCTGCGCGGCGGTTGTTTGTTCGTAAATGACCTTTTGAGCAGCCAGCACCTTTTGTTGCGGTGTCAAGGCGTTTTTGGTTGTGCTAATCAAACCCAATTCAAGGGCTGCATTTTTAAGTGTCGCGTCGTCTAGTAAAACACCGAAGCGGCGTAGCGGTTCTGCTTCACCGCGCAAGGCTGAACCAATGGCGTTAATTGCTTCGTCTTGGGAAACGTTGTTGAAGGAAGCAAGATCGGCAGCCAATGAAACGAATCCTGTTGAGAATTCAGTTAGTGCGACACCGCTAAGCCCAGCGGATTTGCCGAAGATAGCAAAATTGGCAGCCGCGTCCAATGCTTGTTGTTTTGTTTGTCCTAGTGATTGAGCAGCACCGTCGGCAAACTTTTCAATTTCCTTAGCAGAATCACCAAATAAAACGCCAACCTTTGAAATAGTTTCGCCTAGATCGGAAGCGGCTTTAATTGAATCGATTGCAAGTTTGCCAGCAAACGCAACTGCGGCAGCCGTCGCAACTTTGAACGCAGTCGTTATTTTGTCGCTGAAACCCTGTAACTTTCCAGTGAAAGTAGAAACGTCTTGTTCGCCACTCTTTAAGGATTTATTGAGTTTTTCAACGTCCGCAAGAATGGATAGTTTGAGAGTACGACTTCCAGCCATTAGTCAAACTCCTTAACTATTTTGTCAAAAGATTCGTTCCAACGTTTTAGAATTTCGGGTTGGATACTTCTCAGCGTTGGATAAATAAACCAGCCGCGTGAACCCCTACCCTCGCGACCCGACCAGACTGGAAATTGCTTCAAACGGTTTGAACCGAATTCAAGCCCGCCCCAAAGTTGTTGGGTTGTGCCGCCGCCCGAAAATTTTTGCCTTGCAAAACCGTATGAGATTTCGCCAACCTTTGAACTTTTTGAAACTGTAGCACCCGTTGCAAGACGCAAAGAACCCGCTCTATTTGTACGTGTTAACGCCGCAGCGTCAATGACGCTAGATTTCACGTATTCTGCCAATTCGCTAGACGCTCTTCTGGCTTGCGCGGTTGCTTCTTCGTCCATTGCTTTGAATGAGCGTTTAATGGCGTTCAATTCCGCTTTGTCATAACTGATCGATTCAGTTGCCATTTTCCCGCCTCTCCAGAATTTCAATAACCGTCAGAATGTCCTCTGCACTTTGAAAATCATCTGGGTGTAGCCCTGTTGCAAGGGCTACTTCCCAAACTATTCGGCTTAGACTTCCGACTGGGTAACTTTTGGGTTTGCCTCACCAACACTCACGTCAGCAATGGTTTCAGTCCAAACCTCTAGGGTCTTGATTGGCTTGCCCGCTGCTTCACGCTTCATTGCATAGTAAGCAAGAAAAACAAGATCAGAAATTCCGATTTTGTCTTGCGCCTGTGCAATTGTGTTGCCTGTGTGCTTTTCCCAACGAACCCACTCAGGGGGAGCAGCAACAAACGTTGCTTGCTCACCGCTGGTGAATTCGATCGTAATTGGTAGTTTCATTTTGTCTCCCGATTGTTTGTGTTAGAACGCTTCGGCTGGTGTGCCGATAACGGTAAACGATAGTGACACTGTCTGTGCGTCTGGTGCAGTACCACCTGCGCTTGGAAACGCTGGCAAAATCTGGAATGTAAATGTTGCACCGCTTGCGGCAGTCAACACTGTGGTGATTCCTGTATTTGGCGCTGATTCTGTTGCGTTCCATAAACCCTCGCACAATGAACCAGTAGCGCCCCAGTCTGCAAGCATTTCAACGTCAAACGAGAACTGGTCATCAATGTGACGGTAGACCTTGCCGTCTAAAGTTTGGTACGTTTCAATTGTTGGGCTATTAGATAGCACGGCACTGGTTGCTTGCGCGTCGTAATTATTGCCACCAATAGTAAAGGTGACATCGCGCCCAGTTATTACTGTTGTTGGCATTTTTACTCCTTATGTTGTTTGTGTGTAATAAGTTGAAACGTTAATGTCTGCGACGAGCATTGGTGATTGACCTACTTCAAGCACCGTCGGTTTCTCAACGACCCCGACAACGTATCCTGCGGGCATTGCCGCAAGAATTCCCATGATTAGTTTTTCCAGATTGTCTAATGACCCTGCGTTGCTATTTGAAGCAACAATGGCAGTAATCGCAAAATTGATTTTGACTTTTGTTTGTGATTTACCCAGCAAGACAATTTCAAAATACGGTGAATCTGGAACAACCACAATTGCTGGTGGAATGGGCGATTCTGGAACGCTTGGGTAAATGTTTGCAGCCAGTGCGCTAAACGCGTTGGCTAAGGCTGCGCGGGTTTCGGAAACGGCATTGGCTGGCATTTATTGAACGACCGTTTCAACGTCTAAAAACGGCATAAGTAATGTCGACACTCTGTTGGTCAAACTGCGACCCATGCGGTACGGCGTACTTTGAAAATCAACGCCTTCGATCTGACCACCCGCTGCAACGCGTGATTGGAAAACTTCCACGCTTACTGCAAGAACGGCTGATTCAATTGGCGCACTGTTGGCATAAATTTCGGCGGCTGAATAGCCTGAAAGTGTTGCCGTGCCTGTTGGAATAATGTCACGCAATGTAACGTTTGCGCTGGTTATTGCTGCGGTAAAATGAAATTCTTTTACGTCAACCACTGTGACGGTTGCTGAAAAGGGTGCTGGTAATCCAGCAACGACCACTGATTGACCCGCAACGAAATGATGTGCGCGTTGCGTGTAATACGTCGCGACGTTTGATTCTAGTTTGTAAGCGTTAATTGCTGAAGTGTTTGCAACCAGCATTGGCAAAATGACCGCTTCTGCGGTGTTAATGATTTCGTCCAGATAACTGTCTGGATAAAGTGAAACGGAAACGCCAAGCACACTACGCAATTGCTGCGTTGACACAATACTTGGCATTTCCGTTCCTCTCGACTGCTGCGCTACGTTCGGGAGTGACCGTAGCGCATGATTAGTTTGTTTTTGTTACTGCTTGTTATTCTTAAACGCGCCCGCTGCGATCTTTGTCGCAACTGCACCGAATGAATAAACACCCACTGTGATTGAACCGTCAGCGGTCGATTCTGCGCGCAACTGGTATGAAGTTCCCTCGTACCATGTGTAAGCGTCTGGGTTAACAACCAAGATTGTTCCGTCCCCGTCGCCACCGTTTGTTGGGTCAACGTATAAATTCAAGCCCGCGACGTTTCCTTGAAGTGATGTTGGCACTACTGCACCACCAGCGTTCATTGGATTTGAAGCGGTGTAAATTGGACGACCTGAATCGTTCAAGCCCATGATGTTTGACCACTGACCTGTTGAAACGATCATGTTGCGTGCAAATGGATTTGCAAGACCTGCGGTTGCGCCATAAACACTTGCTGCACCGCGTGCGGTGATTCCAAGTAGTTCAGCAGCCGTTGGGTATGTTGCAACTGTTGTTCCGTCAAG